AGAGAAGAGAAATCAATTAGAAAAGATAGATGATTATTTGATGTACACTAATATAATTATACAACCACATCTTAAGAAAGAACATCAAGGTAAATTATCTAAGCAATTATTAAGAGCTAAGGATAGCATACAGCCACCAGCACCAAAATCAGAGGAAGAGATAGAAAAAGGATTAGAACGGTTAAAACAATTGCTTTAGTCTCATTTGGTAAAGTGTATATAAATAAGCAAATATTATGGCACTATCTGTAGGAGAAGTAATCGCAACATTTGACGCAAATATAAAAGGGTTTGAGGCTGGAATAAAAAAAGCTGAAAGCCAAATGCAGGGTTTTGACAAAGCCGTTTCTAGTGCTGGGAATAAGATTGCCAATGTATTTGAGTCTATTGGAAAGGCAGCTATTGGATATGCCAAAGTTTTGGGAGTGGCTGGGGCTGGAGCTACAGTATTTGCTGTAAAAACTGCTGCTGATTTACAATCATTATCTACTAGTTTTGAAACCTTAACAGGAAGTGCTGAGAAAGGTAGAAAAGTCTTTATGGACTTAAAAAAGATGGGAGCTACAACACCATTTGAAGTCACTGATTTAGCAAAAGCCACTCAAACAATGTTAGCCTTTGGAATCAATGTAGATAAAACTCAGGGTTATCTAAAAATGCTTGGAGATGTATCTATGGGTAATAAAGATAAATTATCTGGATTAGCATTGGCTTTTTCACAGGTACAATCCACAGGTAGATTGATGGGACAGGATTTACTCCAGATGATCAACCAAGGATTTAATCCATTAACTATTATTGCCCAAAAAACAGGTAAGTCTATGTCAGTTCTTAAAAAGGAAATGGAAGACGGAAAAATATCTGCTGAAATGGTAGCCGATGCTTTCAAAACTGCTACTTCTGAGGGTGGATTATTTTATCAGGGTATGGATAGAGGAGCTAAGACTTTAGGAGGTACATTCTCAACCTTGATGGATAATATAAAAATGATGGCCGCAGGTTTGGCTGGATTATCTGAGGAGGGTACAATTGTAGAGGGTAGCTTATTAGATTTAACACAAAAAGGTGTAAATGCACTTAATGAAGCTCTGAGCAAAATAGATTGGGTAAAAGTAGGAACTGATATACGAAATAATGTTATATCTGCTATTGAAGCATTAAGAACATCAATAGAAACTATAATAAATTGGTATAACCAACACAAAATAGCTATAGAAATACTTATGGTCACATTAGGATCATTTGTGACTGCTATAACAATAGTTAGAACTGCTATGTTAATATATACTACAGTAATGACTATAGCTACAGCTGTAACAACAGGATTTGGAGCTGTATTAGCATTTATAACTAGTCCAATTGGACTTATAATTATAGGACTTACAGCCTTAATTGCGCTTGGATATACATTATGGCGAAACTGGGGGACTTTAACCGCTCAGGGTACTTGGCTTGGAAATACATTGCAATTTATAAGCAATACAGCTACTCAGGCTTGGAATTCTATTCAAAACTTTATAAACACCTTAAAAAATATAAAAATGCCAAGTGAATTGCAAAGAGTAATAGATGGATTTAATGCTATAAAAAATGTTGCTTCAAGTAATCTTAGCAATATAGGAAAATTATTTAGAATACCTGGATTTGCTAATGGAGTACGAAACTTTGGAGGTGGATTAGCTGTAGTAGGTGAACAAGGTCCAGAACTTGTCAATTTACCAAAAGGAGCTGATGTGTTTACTAATCAGGAAAGCAGACAAATGGTTGGGGGTGCTGGTATTACAATTGAGAATATGAATATTAAAAATGGAGCGGATTGGGAATATGGCGCACAATTCTTAGCTCAAAGATTAAGATTATCATAATGGCAACAGAAACATTACAATTTAACGGGATTACAGTTGGAATAGGTGGAAACTATCATCTTGAAACTTTAGAGGGCTTATTGCTAGGAAATATTGAGTTTAATAGCTATCTTATACCTCAGACTAATAGCTCTAAAGTCGTCTCTAACTATATTAAATCTAAGATTATAACTATAGACATAGGTGTCAGAGGGAATGATCTAGCTGACTTCTATGTCAAAAGAAAGGCTTTGCTTAATGCAGTCTATCCTCAGGCTAATGAGTTAGTAGAGTTTACTTACACTACAGATGAGGGTGATATTTATGTATTCAATGGAGCTTTAAGAGGTGTTCCTGCTGAGAATACAAGAGCTGGAGCTTATCAGGTACTTGGTTTCTCATTTTATATCCCAGATGGGCAAATTAGAGGAAGCATTCTTAATTCACAAACATTATCTCAGGCTGGTGTAGCAACTGGAGCTGTATTGCCTTTTACTTTGCCAGTATTATTAGGAACTGCTACAGATGGAGCTACAATTAACAATGCAGGGAATGGATATGCTCCAATCAATATAACTATTACAGGTCCAGGAACAAACTTTACTATTCTTAATCAAACGACTAATCAATCAATGAGTATAGATAATTTATCTTTAATCTCTGGACAAACAATACAAATTGATGGAACTGCTCAAACTGTTAAGCAATCTAATGTCTCAATATACCAATATGTGACCAGTGACTCAGTCTTCCCTACTTTAGCACCTGGCAACAATAATCTTGCTTTTTATGTAGATACTGGAGCCACTTCAAGCACTCAAGCAGTAATAACTTGGTATAACACTTATGTCGGAATATAAATATATACTTTGGGACTTCAAAACGGGTGCTAAAGAAATATTTAGCGAGGCAACCAATAGAAGCTACTCTTATCAACTAAACAGGGCTGGAAAGGCTAGTTTTACCCTTCCTATTACATCAGATAGATTAACTACCTTCCCAATATATTTAGGAGTGACTAGATTATTAATTTATAGAGAAAATGTTTTGATTTGGGCTGGGGTAGTTTGGGAGATGGAAGAGAATGCCTCAATAGATGAAGGTACAGTTAATGTACAATGTACTGAGATATTTCATATATTATCTGAGAAGAGATATACCTCAAACACATATACAGCTACAGATGCAGGGACTATAGCTTGGGGCTTGATAAACACAACACAAGGGCTGACAGGTGGCAATTTAGGACTCACACAGGGTACTATACAAGCAACTCAAAATAGAGATAGAACATATTTAGATGAAAAGATAGGTGAAAAGATTATCCAATTAACCGAAGTTAATAATGGCTTTGACTTTCTTATAACTCCTAGCATAAAAATAAATACTTTAGGTGTATTTAATGTATATAGTAAAAGAGGATCTACAATTACAGATATGGATCTGGAATATGGTGATAAGCTTAGAAATAATATACAGGCTTGGAGAAGAATTAGAACTTTATCTGATATGGCTAACAGTATAGTAGTAGAAGGTGAAGGATTGGGAGACGCAAGGTTAACCTCAACTGCTACTGACTCAACCTTAATCTCAGCAGTGGGACTATTACAAGATAGGGTACAAGAAAAATCTATATCTGTACAATCTACATTAGACACAAGAGCTACAGAGGTATTGAGAGTAAAAAAAGCAGAACAACCAATTTATGATTTAACATTAAATAATGCTTATGATGATTTTGGTAAATATGATATAGGAGATATAGTCACAGTTAAAATTAAAAGTGGCTATGTCAATATAAATACCAATATGAGAATATATGGGATAGATGTAAGAGTGTCTGATGGTGGTGAAGAACAAATAAAATTAACCGTATCAACTATAATCTAAAATATATGAGTACAAGTATACAAGAGCAAGATTTAATCCAAACAATAAAACAATTAGAGCAAAGAATAAGTGATTTAGAAAGACAACAAAGGACTATTGCCACAACAACAATTCTAGGAGACAAAGCAGTTAGAGTTAGAAAAGATTTTTCACCTGTTCAATATGAACAAGTAGAAATAGATTCAAATAGTATACTATATTATTTTTTAGATACTAGCACCCCAGGATTAAATACAGACCAAGTATTAAGTATAAATTTTACATTAGATGGAGTTACAATATCTAATAATGCTGGTGATTTTAGCCCAGGCAATTTATTTTTAGACCAATTAACTTTAGTTGCTAATTTTCACGATTATAATATTCCTGCTAATAGTTCATCTACAGGAGTAAAAGGTATGATTAAATGGGACTCCACACATCTTTATGTATGTACAGCAACAAACACTTGGCGAAGAGTGGTTTTGAGTACATTTTAGTCTCATTTGATAAACTAAAAATAATTAAGTTAATTATATGGCAATAGATGTAAGTTTTAGAGACGGTTACTCCACCTCAGCACAAGATTTATCAAGGTTCAATAAAAACTTCCTTATCAATGAGGGAGTAGCTAATGATGGCTTAAAAGTTAGTCAATCTGTTGTCCCTGCTATGAGTGTTCAAGTGATTGCAGGTACTTCCTATTTTTATGGAACTGGGACAACTGCTGACACTATGTTTGAGTTTTACTCAGATAGCACTGAAACTGTCACTATTCCAACTGCTTCTGCTCAAGCTAGAATTGACATAGTATGTTGTAAAGTTGACGCTTCAACTGGTGTAGCTAGTCTTGTGGTAGTATCTGGAACTCCGTCTGGCTCTCCTGCTGTCCCTGCTACTCCTGCCTCACATTATAAACTAGCTAATGTAGCTGTCGGAGCTGGTGTCACTAC